ACAGTAACGGCAGAACCGCTACCTTGCATACTTGCACGACTGTCTGCATCTGCAAGAACATCGTGTACGAGTTGGCGAGTTTCTTCTGCTCGTCTATCGTTCAACCAGTTTGAATCTTGAGATGTACTTAGTTCAGCAATCCTTGCTTCGGCTGCTTCAAGTCGTGCTTGAAGTTCTGTGTTTGTGTCTGCACCGGCAATGCCAGTGCAGATTCCTACGACTAATGCCGCAAGACCAATCTTTGTAATTTTCGAGATATTCATAGGGTAATCTCCTTTATTGTCAGCGTATTAAACGCTGGCAATAAGATTCCAAAGTTCACGAACTGCTCCGCCAACCCAATTAACACCGTCCCATGCGAATGGAAGCAATGCTAATGTGATAAGCACACTACGATTGATGCCGACTTTACCTAAAGTTGAAGACACGACATCACCAGTGCAACAACTTTCTTTTGAATTAGCCATATTATTTCTCCTTTAAAAGAATTAAAACCTCTGGCTAGAGGGTGGTGCGTTTTTGCACCGTGTTTCGATGCGAAGGCACCGAGGGTAATATAGAGGGGGACCGAAATCCCCCTCTAAAACTTTTACTGCTATTAAGCGAGTATGTATGTGAATTAATCTTCTGAAGCCAACTGTTCAAAATAACTGAGGGCATCGTCGCCACCACTTGTTTTGCTATCAATATCATCACCAGTGTCGATAGAACTGTCATTGCTTTTTGTATTAAAAGTATTATTGCTTTTAACATTTACAGATTCTGCTGTTGTATTTTGAACAGGTGAAGAACCATCACCAAGAACAATACTAAGCCGGCTTGCAAGTTCTTCATATGACTTATAGGTTGATGGGTCTGTATGCTCATTGAGAGGATATTGTGTCTTCCACAATTCTTCCAACTTGTCATCATCACCATTTAGAAGGGGCGATTTATCACAAAACTCGCTCTTATCATAATTGATAAAACCGGCAACCTTACGAACCTTCAGTTTGAAGTCAGCACCCTTCCAGAAATCGAATGGGTTGATTGGTGATTCATCTTCGAATTCTGGTTGCATAGCACCCACGATTTTATCGTGAATCTTCTTACCATATTTGAAGAGGAAAATCTTACCTTCGTTTTGAGGATTTGCGGGGTCACTCACAATGTAGATATTGGAAATGTAACTCAGCCTACGCTTGCGGGCTCGGGCAATATCCTTATCTCGTTCATCACCACTATTCCAAAGACGAGTATTCATTTCTGATACTGGGTCTTTTTCACCAAGGGTAGTACGAGACTTCTCAATGTACCAACCGCCTGGGCCTTGGAATCCGTGAGAAAAAGTTCTTGCCCACGGAACATCCTCGCTATCACATGGTGGGAGGAATCGAATAACGGCATAACCGTTACTTGACTTGTCTAATTCTGGTCGCCAGAAGCGGTCATCCTTATAGGAATCACTACCCTTCTTGCTAATCTTAGTGAGTTCATCACTAAGTCGTTCGAATCCCTTCGAAGTATTCTTTTTCATATCTCTAAATGCCATGTTTCATATCTCCTTGTATTGTATTGAAACTGTTTTTTGTATAGTTTATTATAGAGTATATATTACGAAAGTCAAACAATTAATTCGTATTTCCGCATCTTATCTTTAATAATTTTTCTATAATGTGTTGTGTTGTTTATTGCAGGCAAAAATGGTTTATATCTTTTGCACTTTTTGCCTATGCTTTTCCAAATGACATCATCTGGTAGGCAATTATCAAAATCAGTTGAGAAGTTTAAAATAGAGTCAAGTATAACAAACCCCTCAATTGTAATTTCGTCTTGTAGTAGTAGTTTTAAAATGATTGGATGTTGATGTTTCTGGCATTTAAATATCTCATTGAATTTCAAATCTTTATTTTCAATAAAGTTCAGCATACTTTCAACATCTTGTCCGAAAACATATGACAGACTCTCTTGTTTCTTTTGCCAATCCTTATGAACCGCATCACATTTGCCATCAAACATTTCACCAATCCATAATCTATCACCGTGTATTAAATTGGCTAAAATATAGTTGAACACTGTTTGTGCATCCATTGTTTTTGCTAATTTGTCGAAGAAGTATCTGTCTTTTCTATTTTCAAATGTTGAATACTTTGCCCGTGTTTTGCCACCATACTTGAAGAAATCATATGACTCCTGTGTAAAGTGAGCCTTGAGGGCGAGATAAGTTTTATATACTTCGAAACCGTTCATTATTAGATTGGTAGACTTGGGGAACGAGGGAGCATGTGACTTTTCTCACCTTCGATTCTAATTTTTTCCTTAATGGGTCTTGAAATGTATTTGTTTACTGTGCTTGGGTCAATTCCTAAATTATCACAGGTTTGCAATACCGCCATAATATAACCATCATCATTATTTATTAATACACTTTTAAGTTGTTCGTTGAATTTTTCTTTAGTCACAAACATTAAGGGCCTCCTTCACTACACTTTTTTCACTAAATTTAATCATACCACGAACCCAATCTTCATATTCTTTTTTGTAGAATTTTGGGCTATCATCAAAGAATGTTGATTCTTTAATTTGAAGTAATGCTGTGGCCGCTTGAATTTGTTCTTTCTCTTCACTAACTCTAAGAAGGCCCGCATAACTTGCTCTCAGTTTTGGATATTTTACCACGGATGCACGGTAAAAGTCAAGTGCTTTTTGTGTACATCGTGCAATTTCTTTTACATCGTTTGGCCCTTGTCGTTCTTTCTCGGCCTTTCCTTCATAGAGAATACCACACATATTTAAACAATGGGCCGCTTCAGCATCCCATTTACTAATTTCATAGCAATGTTTAAGAAATGGAATTGAATCTAGTCGATGTTCATAAAACAATTGACGGCCATAATAATATTGCCTTGTTGCATTGTCTGGAAATTCTTCAGCATCTTCTGCTAACATATCTAAAACTTTTGCTTGGTTGTGTGATGTGCCAATTGCATCGGGGTGATGAACATCATGTTGCAGTGTGATTGCACCTTTGCCTTCATTATGAAGAAGATGTTCATGTACTCTAAATTTCCATTTAGCGGCACCAGGCTTCCAAATACAATTTCGGTGGAATCTATGACCCGCACCAGTTTTGTGAAAAATTGCAATTACATCTTTATCAGGAGGTAAAAGTTTCATGTCTTGCTTTAGTTTATAGCCGCTAATTAATACTTCATCGGTATCGAACATCACAATCCAATCAGCATCATCACATTGTGCTAATTCAACTGCCGTATTTCGTGCTTCACCAAAGTGGTTTGGCCATTTCATTTCATATACTTCAAAGCCATGTTCTTTTGCAACTTCAATGGTTTTATCTTTGCTACCTGTATCGACAAGCACATTACGAGTTGTAAATCCTCTTAAACTCTTTGCAAGTCTTGGTACTGTTTCTTCTTCATTCAATGCAATGAATACACCTACAATATTGATTGGTTTATTGAGCCGTGTTTTGATTGCTTCTTTCCACGCTTTTTTTTCTGCCGCTTTTTTTCTACGACTTGTAGAGTAACCCATTATCTTTTCTCTTTCCAATTTTCATCTGTGCCAGGCACCGGCTCAACGCAAATCATTTTTGCATATGTTCTAACCATATCATCGATATGTTTAAACTTTGGTTTGAAGTTCAAGTCTTTCTTGATACGCTTAGGGCAAGCGACAAGTTTCTCAGGGTCGCCCGCACGCCGTGGGGCATCAACACAAGGTATGGGCCCCACCACTCGTTCGAAGGACTCGATAACTTCCTTTACAGTGTAACCCTTACCGTTGCCAACATTGTAGACATTACGAATTGAGCGACCGTCCATCAAAGAAGCCAGAGCAAGGATGTGTGCATCGATTAAATCTCCAACATGGATGTAATCACGAATAGCAGTTCCATCCGAAGTCTTATACTTAACACCGAACACACGAATGTCGGGAGTGTAACCGAGATATGCCCGCATTAAAGCCGGAAAAAGATTTGACTTCTCTTTCCAGTATGGGTCACACACTCGTTGAAGTTCATCATTTCCTGCAACATTAAAATATCTTAATGAACAATGTTTAAAATTGCTATGTGCCTCAGAACAAGCCCGTAACATTTGTTCTACCATCAACTTAGATTCACCATAAGGATTGATAGGCATAAGGGCATCATCTTCACCTGCTATTGATTTAGTCGGTTGGCCGTAAACAGCGGCCGAACTAGAGAATATAAAATTAGTTACATCATGTTGCCTACACATGTCAATTAAATTTAAAGTACCAACGACATTGTTGTTGTAATACTTCATTGGATTACTAACAGATTCAGGTACTGAGATGTCGCCTGCAAAATGCATAACGCCTACGATATTCTTATTTGTAATAAAAACTTTAGAGAGTTCGGGGTCACCAATATCAATTTTATATTTGCTAACACGCCTTTTCATTTTCTTAGGCGGCTCCCATTTCATATCTCTTCTGTCAATTGCGACAATATTGCATTTTGTTTCTGCTAATAATTTAACAACAGCATTCGAACCAATATACCCCGCCGCTCCTGTTACAATGATTGATTTATTATGTCGGGAATCTCTCATTGTATTACCGCCCACCAAATCGCCGCAATACCCACCATTGATATCAATGTTATTGCAAAGATACCAACCTTCCAAGCAAACTTATCTTTTCTTTCTTGTTCCCGTCTTCGTAAAGCAGGAGTTACAAAATCATGTTGATTCGCATAGATGTCGTGGTGCGGGGCCCGTTTAATGTTCTTATTTTCTTCTTGGGCCTCTGCAAGCATCTCTTTCGATTTCCTGCGTGTGAACGCTTCATTCCAATTACTCATGTAGTATGTCCAGTCATCACTTCTTCTATTGTTGCATCTTCATCAAACTCTGCGTAGAAGTAATCAATTCTTTCTTTTAATTGTTTTACATATTTCATTGGGTTACGAACGAAACATGTTACATCACCAGTTGGGTCAACCATCATAATGACGATTTGCTTAATTGGAATGTTTGTTCGTTCCGTATACATGAGTGCATAAGCCGTACACTGTATGAAGTAATCAATACACCATTCAGCAGGCTTCATTCGCTCTGTAGTTTTAAAATCAATGATTGAAAGTTCACCATCAAACTCAGCAATGCAATCTGCACGG